TGCGATCGGTTGGCGGCGATCCGACTGCGCCGTTCTCTGTGCTCGTCGAGATCGATCCGCGCCAGACGCGCCATCACCTCGCGGGACACAAGGCGCAGCTGGTGTTGCGCGAGCGACAGAATTCTTCCGTGGTGACGGACGCAGAGCACTCGTCGTAGCATCCGACGCATGACGGTGGTCAGCGAGGCGACATGCGACTACGACACGCGCCAGACCGCGCGGATCCTGTACGAGGCGTACGTCGGCAACGCGGCCGAGATGCCTGTGCAGTGGTGCGACCTGCCGAGCGCGGCGCGCTCGCACTGGTGTGCGGCAGCGCTGAAGGCGCGGGAGATCCGCGAGTCGGCGATGCTCGACCACAGCGTCGCGCTCGCCGCGTCGGTCAACCAGCTGCAGCGCGAGGCTTCGGAGCACCGAGAGGCGCGGGTCGCGCTGGCGCGCTGTCTCGACCTCGCGCTGGCGTCGATCGACCCGAGCTCGATCCCGGGCGTGCAGAACTTTCTCCGCAGCCTTCGCGAGGACTTCGGACTAGAGGCTGGCGGCGCGGCCGAGGGCTGAGGTAGCCTGTCGCTCACCATGGCGAACGATCCAAAGAAACCACAGAAGCTCGAGCAGCCTGCGCCTGTCGCGCCCGCACCTGCAGCGCCCGAGGCGCCGTCCGAGGTCGTCGTCGACGCAGCGCCCGAGGCGCCGACCGAGGTGACCGAGAAGCCGGCCGAGAAGTCGAAGAAGCCAGCCGCGAAGGCCGCGCGCGCGGGCAGTCCCGACCTCCCACAGGAGGTCGCCGAGCTGAACGCCGCGGCGCTGAAGCGCTGGGACGACCTCGCCGGCAAGTAGGCCGCAGTAGCGCCTGGCGGCGGGTCGCTGGTACCCTGCCGCCATGGCAGCACGCAAGCGCTCGAAGGCGACACGCACCGACAGCTCGAAGCGCTCGGACAGCCCGAAGCGCTACAGGTCGCCGCCGTTGGCGCCTGGCACGATGCGCGCGGACGGGTTCCGCAACGTGCTGACGGCGATCGGCACGGCGTACGACAAGTCGCTGTACACGACGTTCTGCGCCGATCACATGGAGTGGTGGGAGGCCGAGCAGCTCTGGCGCGGCAACAGCTTCGGCCGCAAGGTCGTCGAGCTGGCCATCACCGACATGCTGCGGCCTGGTCTGGAGATCAAGATCGCCGGCGGCGACAAGGCGATGATCGAGAAGATCAACGCCGTGCTCGAGGACATGCTCGCGATCGAGCAGATGATGCAGGCCGGGTTCCGCGAGAGCGCGTTCGGCGGTTGCGCGGTGATGCCGGTGGTCAACGACGGTCGGCCCTTCTGGCAGCCGCTGAACCTTGAGGGCCGCGTGCCGGCAGTCGAGGAGCTGCAGATCCTGGAGGCGCGCGAGCTCCAGGCGTCGACGTACTACGCGACGTTCGGCGCGCGGAAGTTCGGCCGGCCCGAGCGCTACCGGCTCGGCGCGACCGCGCTCAGCGCCGCGATGGGGGCGTCGACGTCGACGCGTCCGGGCGATCGTCGCGTTGGGATGGGCACGTTCACGGAGATCCACGAGTCGCGGCTGATCATCTTCCCGGGCATCGTGACGTCGCGCGAGCAGGTGATCGCCAACGCCGGCTGGGGCGAGAGCGCGCTGTCGCGCCCGAAGAAGGCGATCCACGAGTTCGGCCTGACCTTCGCCGGTGTCGCGCGCCTGATGGACACGTTCAGCGAGGGCGTGCTCGGCCTTGATCAGCTCGGTGAGCTGATGGCTGAGGATCGCGAAGACGTGGTGCAGAAGCGCATCGAGCTGATCGACCAGTGGCGCTCGTCGCTAAAGACCTGGGTCGTCGACGCCAAGGACAAGTACGAGCGAAAGCAAACGCCGCTCGGCGGCCTCGGCGACGTGATGCGCATGTTCATGTACGTACTGTCGAGCGAGACCGACATCCCGGCCACGAAGCTCTGGGGCAAGTCACCCGACGGCATGAACGCGACCGGCGAGAGCGACAACGACAACTGGGACGACACCACGGCAAACGTCTGGACGCACCGATTCTGCCGGCCGTTTCAGCAGCTACTGCGGCTGCTGTTTCTGTCGAACACCGGGCCGACCGGCGGCAAGGAACCAGAGCAGTGGTCGATCGAGCGCAAGCCGTCGAAGCAGCCGAGCGAGAAGGAGAAGCAGGAGACGGAGAAGACGCGCGCCGAGACCGACAAGATCCTGGTCGAGAGCCTGCAGGTTCCGCCGGAGATCCTGCTGCGCGCTCGCTACGGCGGCGACACGTTCTCGTACGAGCTGCAGATGTCCGAGCAGGACTTCAAGGACATGGCTGCGGCGCAGGAGGAGCAGCAGCTCGCCGAAGAAGAAGCTCGCCAGGCGCAGCTCGAGGCGATGAAGCAGAGCGCTGCCGCCGGCGGGAACGAAGCCGGGGAACTTGCCGATCCTGAGAAGCCCGCAGAGAAGAGCGACGCGGTCGCGACGTACAAGCAACTCCGTCGCGCGGCGCCGAGCCCGCTGTTGATCCGCCGGACCTTTGCCGGCATGCAGATCTGCGTCGAGAACCCGCGTGGCTCGACGCGGACCTGGACGCAGCAGGACGGCAAGACCGGCGCGACGAAGATGAAGCACGATTACGGGTTCATCGAGGGCTCGCTCGGCGAGGACGGTGAAGGCGTCGACGTGTACATCGGGAAGAACGAGTCGGCGCCGTGGGCGTACGTCGTGCACACGATGCGACCGCCGGAGTTCGACCAGCGCGACGAGGACAAGGTCATGCTCGGGTTCGACTCACCGACGAAGGCTGTCGAGGCGTACCTGGCGCACTACGACGACCAGCGATTCCTCGGTGGGATGTCGATGATGACGGTCGCAGAGCTGAAGGCGCGGCTCGAGACGCGGCGCTCGAAGCGGATCGCCAACGACAAGGCGGCGCGGTGATGCTGGATGCGCACGCGAAGAACCTGCGCCGCGGCCTGATCGTTCGCCGTGTCGCAGCGCGGAAGAAGAGCGAGGCGATGCGCCGGCACTGGGAGGAGCGGCGTCGGCAGCAGCAGGAGTTTCTCGGCGACGACTACGGCGATGCTGGCAGCGCCGACAGCGAGCTCGCCGATCTTCCTGACGCCCTTGCGGGTGACCGATGACGCCGATGGAGCGGTGCGAGTACTTCGCGCTCGTCGCGCGACCGTGGATGAATAGCGTCGCGCTGATGCTCGGCGGGCCGGTGTATCTCGTAGGTTCGTGCCTCGTCAGCGAGACGCCGGGCGACATCGACCTGCGCTGCATGATGGAGCGCGAGCACGTCATCGCGCTCTGGGGCGAGGACGCTCTCGGACACGACTGGACGCCTGGCCGCTACCTGCACCATCGCGAGATGCTGAAGCAGTCGCGTCGGATGACGCGATCGATCGGCCGGCACATGGTCAAGGGCGTGGTGATGCGCGTCGACTTTCAGATCGAGACGACGCTGTACAGCGAGGTCGACGGGCTGCCGATCATGCGCGAGGGCCGGCCGCACCTGCGCCTCGACGACGTTCCGATGGCTCACTTCACGGCAGGGCTGGGCAACCCGTGAGCGAGAGCGTTCTCCGCAGCGTCCGCGTGGCGCGCCTGGTCGGTCAGGCGAGGCGAGGCCGCGCTGTGCCGCGCGCCGTGCGTCCGGTCGCTGCCGAGGCCGGGTTCGTCGGGGCGCTGCGCGAGCAGCTCCGGCCCGGGCTCGAGGCGATGCGTCGCGGCGTCGCTGGCGTGCCAGCGCTGGTGCTGCGGGCGCGGCGCGGCGAGGTCGGGGCGGCAGGCGCCATCCGCGGCGTGGTGACGGCGGCCTACGTGGCGGCGCTCGGCGCGTTCTCCGAGGCCGGCGTGCGCGCGATCGCGCTGCGCTACGGCCTGCGCGCGGTCGACCACAACGCCCGCGAACTCGCGCGCCAGCTGCACGCGGCGCTCGGCGCGGCGATCCACGTCCCGACGACGGGCACCGAGGCTGCGATGCACGGCTACCTCGAGCACGTGCAGGCGCTCGCGGCGGACGTGCTGCTGCAGGCGAAGCAGAGGATCGAGTCGGACGCGCTGCGGCTGGCCACCGGCGGACGCCTCGACCAGCTCGAGCACGTCGACGAGCTGAGGCTCGACGCGGAGGCTCCGATCGAGCACGCGACCGGCAACGTGCAGCTCATCAAGTCGATCGCCACGAGCACGCGCGAGAAGCTCGCCGCGGGCCTGACGGCAGCGCACGCGGCCGGCGACCTCACGCCAGATCAGGTGCAGGAGCTGCTGATGCGCCGGCTGCGGTTCGGAGAGTCGCGCGCGGAGCTGATCGCCGTCGACCAGGTCGGCAAGCTGTTTGGCCAGGTAAATCGCGACCGGCAGATGGCGCTCGGCATCGAGAAGTTCCGCTGGATGACGAAGCGCGACCCGAAGGTTCGCAAGCTGCACCGACCGCGGCACCGCATCGTGTTCCGCTGGGACAGCCCGCCGAGCGACGGGATCCCTGGCTTTCCGATCCGATGCAGGTGCCACGGAGACCCGGTGGTCGACGACCTGCGCGCGCTGGTAAACGCGCCGGACGAGCTAGCCGCGATGCGCGGGGAGGTGGCCCGGGCCCGCAGGATCGGCGCGGTTACGTTCGGCGAGCGCTGACGATTCTCGTTGCACTGGCGGACGGTCGATGTTTGTGCGACCGTCCTGTGCATGGCGAACGCTCTCTACGACAAGGGCCGCGAGGGCTTCCTCGACGGCTCCATCGACTGGGATACCAACACCATCAAGTCGATCCTGGTCGACGAGGGCGCTGATACGATCGACCTCGCTGTCGACGACAACCTCGATGATCGCGCAGCCGGCTCGCGCATCTCGACCAGCGCCGCGCTCACGACCAAGACGGTCACGAACGGCGTCGCCGACTCCGACGACATCACGTTCACCGCAGTAAGCGGCGCGAGCGTCGAGTCGGTGGACTTCTTCAAGGACACCGGCACGGAGTCAACGTCGCGGCTGATCTGCAACGTCGACACGGCGACTGGCCTACCGGTCACGCCGTCGGGTGGCGACATCGTGTTCCGAGTCGACAACGGCGCCAACAAGCTCTTCAAACTCTGAGGCCAGCCCCATGCAGGTCATTGTTCCGAAGCAGGTCGAGTTCCGCGTCCGCCAGGAAGGCGACCGCGTACTTCTCATCATCAACGGCCAGTGCGTTGCCGACCTCGAGTGGAAGGCGGCGGAAGTGCTGTGGCAGGCGCTGCGCGAGAAGACGCGGCGGGCCGAGGAGGTCGCGAAGGCGTTCAGCGTCGCGCGTGACTCGGCGATCCTGCTGCGCGCCGGAGCGCGGATGGTGCTGTCCGGGTCGCGGAAGATCATTGCCGAGGCCGTGAAGATGGCCGGCCATGACCGCGACCTGCGTCGCTTCATGCCGTTCATCAAGTCGCAGGAGTCGTTCGGTCACCCGGTCGTCGAGAAGCTGCCACCCAAGGAGATGCTGTGAAGGAAGCCGACATCGACGCGAAGCTCGCCGCTGCGAACGTGCAGCTGCAGGAACTCAACGCACAGCGCGACGCCATCGTCGAGAAGATCCGCGCGATCAGCGCGTACCGCGCGGATCTCGAGGGGAAGAAGAAGCTCCTCGAGATGCCGCCGTCGAAGGCGCGCACGCAGGCGCTGGAGGCTGTCGGCGTCGAGCCGACCCGCCTGGTCAAGGAGATCAAGGCGAAGAGCATCCCGTCGGCGGAGAAGTTCGGCAAGGCGTAGGCCACGGGAGAGACCGTGGCCTGGCGCATCTATTACCGCGGCGGTCGCGTCTTCTCGTCCGACGACGGCGACTGGGCGGACGCGCCGGCTGACGGCGTGCTCGCCGTGCTGGAGATCTCCGGCGAGCGCGGGCGCATCGTGTCGGGCGGTGACTTCTACCGCCTGGCCGACGACGGATCCGTGGTGTGCCACGAGACCCCCGACGCGATCCTGCATGCCGTTGGGCACGTGCAGCTGAGCGCGATCAAGTTCGGGTGGGCGGTCGGTCCGAGCGAGATGGAGCGCGCGCTGAGCGTTGCGCGCCGCGACCTGGCTGAGCTGCGAGGGGAGGGCTGAGCGATGGCTGGCGCGGCGATCACCCTGTTTATGACGAACACGCTCGTGTCCGTCTGGCAGGAGATGAGCGAGACGTCGCCGGGTGCGGACGCGACGAGCTCGCCGAACGTCGGGTGGGTGGTCGGCACGACAGCGCCGACGGTCTACTCCGAGATGGATGCTGGCAACAAGGCCGCGAACGGCACGTTCAGCGCCACGGTGCGGCCGGACGGATCGCTGAACACCACGCTCGGCGACGGACTGCGCTCGACCAACAAGTACACGGGCGACTTCGCGTCGGCGAACTGGACGATCAACGGCGTTGTGATCGGCGTGACCAACTCGGGCGCGCAGGATGGTCGACTTCGCTACCGGCTGTTCCGAAGCGTGAACGCCGACGGGTCGGGGGCCACGGAGATCACGGCCGGCGTGCAGATCGGCGCGACCATCACGAACCTCAGCACGACGCAGCAAAACAGCTCGGTGACGTTCAACCCCGGCGCGTTCAGCCTCACCGACGAGTACCTGTTCATCCAGATCGGCTGGGAGATCACCGGCGCCGGTGGCATGTCGACCACCGACGTTGTGTTCCGCATCGGCAACACGGCGACGCGCGTCGTCACAGCAGCCTTCACGCCGCGCATTGAGCCGGCAGGCATCGCAAGCGCAGAGGCGTTCGGCACGGCGAAGACGGAGATCTCGTTCTCTCCGAGCGGCATCGCTGGCGCTGAGGCGTTCGGCACTGGTATCGTCGTTCGGTACATCGACGCCGCTGGCATTGCGAGCGTGGAGGCGTTCGGGTCTGCCACCGTCGAGCTGATCTCGAACAATCAGTTCATCGACCCAGCGGGGATCGCGGGCGCGGAGGCGTTCGGGTCTGCGCTCATCGAGCTGCCGATCACACCGAGCGGCATCGCTGGCGCTGAGGCGTTCGGCACGGGCACTACCGTGCAGTACGCCGACGCCTCTGGGATCGCCGGCGCAGAGGCGTTCGGAGGCGCGTCGATCGGATCAGGCAACACCATCGATCCGACAGGCATCGCGAGCGCAGAGGCGTTCGGGACGGCGAACGTGTCGAGGTTTGTAGATCCGGCGGGCATCGCAAGCGGCGAGGCGTTCGGAGCTAGCAACGTCAGCAAGCTGATCGTGGCCACTGGGATCTCAGGCGCAGAGGCGTTCGGTAGCGGAGCGATCGTCGAGTACGTGTCGCCGACCGGCATTGCGAGCGCCGAGGCGTTCGGTACGGCGATGCTCAGCCGGGCGATCTCGCCTGTCGGTATCAGCAGCGCTGAGGCGTTCGGGTCAGGCATGGCGCAGCAGATCGTTGCCCCGAGCGGGATCGCCTCGCTTGAGGCGTTTGGCGTCGCCATCGTCGGTCCTGCGCCGAAGTTCATCGATCCAGCGGGTATCGCGTCGGTGGCTGCGTTCGGCTCGGACTCGATCGCGCTGCAGCTCGGCGCCTCTGGCATCGTCAGTCAGAACGCGTTTGGCTCGGCGATCGTTCAGGGCGGCGCGAATCGAGCGCAGAAGGACTTTCCGACGTTCAGCCAGTCCCTTCGCCACGACAACTCACTCCGATGGTCGCTGCGCAGGCGGCTGACTAACGTCGGCCGCGGCGACGACGATTGGTGATCTTGCGGAGAGTGCCGGTCACTGGCACCATGCGAGGCGTGAGCGTTCAGCGATTCGACATCGGCGGACTTCAGCCGGCGAAGCGACGCGCCGACGGGACCATGGTCGTCGACGCGTACTTCGGTCGCATCGGCGTGCAGCTCTACTCCGACGGCAAGGGCGGCGTTCGCCGTGAGCTGCGGCTGCCGGAGCACGTGTTCGAGAAGGCGTCGCTCGACTCGTTCGGCAACATCACCGTCACCAACAATCACCCAGACACGGGACTGATCAATGCGGCGGTGGCGAGCCGCTACGCGGTCGGCATGACCGGCGACGTGGTTGCGCGCGACGGCTCCAGGATGCGCGGCAAGATCGCTCTGTTCGACGGAGGCGCCATCGACGCCGCCGAGAGCGGCAAGGTGCAGCTCTCGAACGGGTACACGTGCGATCTCGTGCATCAGAGCGGCGTGCACCCGGAGTTCGGCGAGTACGACGCGATCCAGACGAACATCCGCGGTAACCACGTCGCGATCGTCGACGCAGGCCGCGCGGGTCCCGAGTGCCGGATGCGGGTCGACGGCGTGCTGGTCGAGGGCGTGCAGATGCCTGCGGCGCCTGGCGAGTTCGAGCTGAAGGTCGGCGATCGCGTGTACGCGTACTCGCCTCGGGCCATCGCCGGAGAGTACGGCGAGGCGACCATCCGGGAGATCGTCGGCAACGAGTTTGCCGTCGAGTTCGACACCCGTCCGGGCGTCGTCGCCCGGTGGTTCAACAGGACCGAGCTGACCCCGATCCGAGCGCTGCGCCCAGACGGACCAGGCGAATCAAAGAAGGTCGATGACGGTCGATTGTTGACAGGCGATCAGAAGTCGCCGAGGATGCGTGGCATGGATCCCGAAGAGGCGCTTCGAGCACTGGGTGTGAAGGTCGCGCAGCTCGAGACTTCGAACACGAAGCTCGACAGCGACCTCAAGACGGCAACGAATCGCGCGGCTGCCGCTGAAGCCGAGCGCGACCTCCTCAAGGGGAAGGTCGAGAAGCTCGAGGCTCAGCGCCTCGACGAGTCTGTTGCGCTGGTCGATGCGACCGTCAAGCGCATCACCGCCGAGCGCGACGAGCTCCAGAAGAAGCTCGACGGCGAGAGCGCGCGCTTCGACCTGGCCGTCGCCGATCGCGCCGGCCTGCTGTCGCAGGCGTTCGCCGTGCTCGGTCCCGATCGCAAGGACCTCGCCGGCATGACGGACCGCAACGTGCGGATCGAGATGATCAAGCATCTCGACTCGACCGTCGACGTCAGCGAGAAGGCGGAGGACGCCGCGCTGAAGGCGGTCGGCAGCATGCTCTACGCCGACTTCGTGTCGGGCGCAGAGGCTCGCGCTCGCGTCGCCGAGACCCTCGCCGGCCTCGGCTCGCGCCGCTCGCGCGCCGACGTCGCGACCGCTCCGGTCCAGACGCCGGTCAACCCGTACACGGGCGAGCGCGTCGTGGCCCGGCGCTACGCCGCGTCTCAGCCCCTTCCATCGGCCAAGTTCCGCAACACCGGGCGCTGACCCGGAGAGGACCCAGCGACAATGAGCACCGCTCCACAGACGTCCGTCGATGCCAAGGCCGCAGGCATCCCGGGCCAGACCTGCGGCATGGCCAACCCGCTGATCGAGCCGGCAGTCAACGGCGAGACCAGCGCGTCAATCCCGTTCGGCGTGATGGTTCAGCAGTCCGCACAGGGTGAGGTCAAGCTTCTCACCGGCGGCACCAACAAGATGGCCGGCATTGTCGTTCACGACAATGACCTCAACCGCGGTACGCAGGTCGACGACCTCGGCGTGATGATCGACGCGATGTGCTCGATCGCCCGCCGCTGGCGCGGCTACGTGCTGATCGAGGTCACGGTCGCGGTCGGCGACGCGGTTCGCACGCGTCACACCGCGACCGGCAACGAGCAGGCCGGCGCCTTCCGCAACACCGCGGACGTCACCGACTGCTTCAACCTGTCCTCGGTCGCATCGTGGCGCGAAGGCGGCACGGCGAGCGGTTCCCCGGCACGCGGCGTCGCGCTGCTGGAGATCGACATGACCAACGCGGCGCTCATCGCCTCCGACTGATCCACCCAAGAGCAAGGACCAGCACGCCAATGCGCACCCAGCACCAGCCAATCGGTCGGCTCGACGCGAGCGACGTCGCCTACCTGTATCGTCAGCTCGCTCAGTTCGAGTCGATCGCGCGCGGAGAGATCAACGTCCGCGCGGACGGCTCTCGCATCGACGCCAACGAGACCGCGTTCCTGCAGCGCGAGCTCCTGGCCGTCGATCCGACGCAGTACCAGGAGCTGTTCGGTGCGCTGCTCGGTCGGCGGTACGTTCCGCTGATCACGGGCATCCCCGAGCACAAGATGGCCTACTCCTACAAGATGTGGACGGTTGTCGGCAAGGCCAAGAAGGGCACCGCCCAGGGCACGACCGACCAGTCGTTCAAGGTCACGGTCAAGGAGAAGCCGTCGAGCATCGTCGCGATCCCGGGCATGATCGAGTACACGGTCGACGAGATCAAGGCGGCTGCGGCCGAGGGCGTCCCGCTCGAGCCGATGACGATGATCGCGGCCCACTCGGGCCTCGAGACGGTCGTCGACACGATGCTCGCAGTCGGCGACTCGGACATCGGCGCCGAGGGCCTGCTGAACGCGACCGGCGTGAACAGCACAACCCCGGCGACGAAGACGGCCGGCGGCACCACGTGGGCCGTCGCGACGCCCGCCGAGATCCTCGCCGACATCTTCAAGATGCTCGGCGAGCTCCTCGACGCGATGTCGCAGGCGTCGGCGGATGGTGGCCTCGCGCCGCCGACGTTCACGAAGTTCGTGCTGCTCGTCCCCGTGAAGCAGCACACGCTGTTGCTCAAGCCGCGCAGCGACAACAGCGACAAGTCGATCAAGGCATGGCTGCTCGAAAACCTGATCGAGCACATCGAGGCGATCGAGCCTTGGTACAAGTGCAAGGGCGCTGGTGCCGGCGCGACCGACCGCGCGGTCATGTACCCGCGCAACCTGCAGGCGCTCGGCACGGTGATCAACCAGGAGTTCTCGACGCTCGCCGCGCAGGCCGTCGGGCACAAGATCCAGATCCCCTGCCAGATGAAGTGCGGTGGCGTGAGCTGGAAGTACAAGGTCGCCGCGCGCTACATGGACGGCATCTGAGCCGTCGCGGCCCGTCGACGGTCGTGTTCTAAGATGGGCCGGGCTCGAGCAGCCCGGCCCTTTCGATTTTCTGGGAGGAACGCGAGATGACCAGGATCAGCAGCAAGGTTGGAGACGGCATCGCGATCGCCAGCGCTGTCACGGCGCTCGCGCTTCCGCCAGGCACCAACGTCGCCATCGTCAGCCACTGGAACAACGACGACATCGGGTCGGTGCCAAAGTTCGACATCGAGATCTGGGCAGACGGCGCGCGCGCCCTGAGCAACGCCACGCTCTACGGCGCGCACCTGCACCCGCTGGTGTTCGCCGACATCACCGTCACGGCGAGCAACGCCACCAACGAGTTCGCCGCCACGGCGCACGCGCGTCTTACCGGAGACGGCCCCGCGTTCCTGACCACGACCGGCACGTTTCCGGGCGGCACCGATGGCGTGACCCCGTACTACGTCGTCGAGGGTTCGGACGCGAACCATTTCAAGATCGCGCCGACGCGCAACGACGCGCTGCTCGGCACCAACCTGATCGACCTCACGTCGGACGGCACGGGCACCATCAAGCTGATCGACGATCCCCTCACGATGCGCGTGCACTGGCACTCGCACGGCCTGCTCGGTCTGCTCGACGACGGGGCGATCGACCTGACAGCACAGAAGTCGTACATGACGCGCGGCCGGCACTCGCCGCGCGCGTTCGCGTACGCGATCGAGGCATCCTTCGGAGCCGGCTCAGGCGCGGTGAGCGCCCGGCTCTACCCGATCGAGGACTGACCGATGGCGGCGATCGTATGGCAGGACGTTCTCGACTTCGGCTACACGAAGATGTCGAGCGTGCCGTCGAACGCTCAGACGCTGATCCTCGAGTTCGTGAACGTTCAGCTGCGGCTCGACCTCCTCGGCGGGGACACGTCGGCGAAGGCGAAGATCGCTCGCATCCTGTACGCCGCGCACTTCGGCGAGCTGTCGCTGCGCGCGCTCGGCAAGAGCAAGGGCGACGCGACCGAGGAGACCATCGCCGACGCGTCGATGTCGGTGGTCTACGCGCAGCAGTCTGCCGCCGAGCTCGCCACCACGGTGCCCGGCGCTGCGTACCTGCGGCTCGTCAAGAATTCCGCGGCGCGCCTGCCGTTCGTCTCGCGGAGGTTCTGAGCCGTGACTGACCTCCTCGACCGCGACTGGGCAGCCA